TGTTCCAGAGTCCAAGTGCTAGTGTCAATACCACGAGGACGAATACCATGTGCGTCCTTGTACATATCCCAGAAAATAGACTGGGCTTGCTCCAAGTCAGACATTTGTTCCCAAGTAGTGAATTCAGACATATTTGTTCCTTTAATCAATCTAAGCCTCTATTATATACCCAAAACCATTTAATGTCAAGTTTGGGTAGCTTTATTTACGGCAGATTCAGCATCTTTTTTCCCTGTAGGACCAAAAAAGTGCCATGGATATCCGTGTACTACGGCTACCCATCCGGGGGTTTTTCTACCGTAGTACTCGCTTGCTTTCATTAAAAAAGTCATTTGTTGTCAATCCTTAGGGGACAAATATTCAAACAAAATCCACTTAGCACGATTCAGACATTGACGGGCATCCTCAGCCCGCATATAGTCAACATCACCGTATTCGGTGTTAACCATTTCTTGGGCGTCACTCATGAGGCCCGCGACCATCATAGCAGGACCGGACAATTTGAAAGTGATGCTAGATTCCACAGACTCACGCATACCTGCTACGGTCACGCCGTACATACGAACTTCACGCTTTTCCTGCTCTGTCAAACGGTCGTAAACTTCTGTCATAACTAGCTCCTTTAATCAATCTAAGCCTCTATTATAGACCCAAAACCATTTAATGTCAACCAAAATTTTAGCTATGGCCGTAAGCAAAAAAGCCCCAAAAAAGTCAATTTCTGGGGCGTTTGTTCTTATGAGAACACTTATAGCGGGGCTAGTGTATCCATGTCAATAACGAAACGATATTTAACATCGTTACTTTGCATACGGACATAAGCATTATTGATGTCCTGAATGTTGATTACCTCAACGTCAGATACAATATTATGCTGCCCGCAGAAGTCTAACATCTCCTGTGTCTCTTTGATGCCACCAATCAATGATCCAGTAATTTGTCTACGACCCATAATTAATGGGGCAGTATTAAGCATACCAGTTGGGCCAATTGAACCCACGATGCACATTGTACCATCAATCTTAAGCAATTGCATATATGGAGTGAAATTATGTTGTACTGGAATTGTATTCAACAAGAAATCAAATTGCTTATTATAACTATTCATGTCACCAGTAGAAATTAGTACTTCATCTGCACCTAATTGTTTGGCAGCTTCTACTTTACTAGTAGAACTAGTAATTGCAACTGTCTTTGCACCCATTGCTTTAGCAAACTTAATGCCCATGTGTCCCAATCCACCTAGACCAATAACACCTACTGTCATTCCTGGACCAATCTTCCAATGTGCTAGCGGAGAGTATGTAGTAATACCTGCACATAGTAATGGAGCAGCAGCACTTGGATCTAGATTTTCAGGCACATTCAATACAAAAGATGAATCTACTACAATACTCTTAGAGTATCCACCATGTGTTACACCACCCGGGTCTTGTGTATTGCTAGCATAAGTCATAGTCTTGCTGCCGCAATATTGTTGTAAATCAATTTTACATGGATTACACACACGGCAAGAGTCAACCATACATCCTACACCAACCCGTTGACCAACTGTAAAGTTAGTAACGTTACTACCTACTGCACCAACACGGCCAATGATTTCATGACCAGGTACTAATGGGTAACGTGCGTCACCCCAATCATTGTTTACGTAATGTAAGTCAGTATGACATACTCCACAATAATCAATGTTAATTTGTATATCATTGACACCGACGGGACGGCGTTCAATCATATATCTTTCAAGTTGTCCGGCTGCACTTAATGCAGCAAAGCTAGCTGTATTCATATTATATCCTTTAATGTATAATTGTCCATTTAATTATCTTGTAAAACGCTATGTTATCACGTTCTTCAAATTTACTTATGCAGTCTAATGAGAGAGAATTTTTTTCAAAAAAGTATTCCCACAAATGCATTAGTTGATTAGAACTATCAATCTCAATTCTGCATGGTCTATTCTGTTCATCACGTAACCAATATTCATTGTACTTTCCACTCTTACGTTTCACTACAAATTTGTTTACAGGAGAAACTGTTTTGATAGTTTCTGATGCAATTCTACTATCTTCAAATCGGGTGTCAAGTCCCCTAAACATTTCATCAGTACTAATATCATAATCATAGAATTCGGGCAAGCGATAAATTAGTGGCATCATTTCTTCTTTGACTACTTTACAATCACCATGAATGAATGCAGACAAATCTTTTCTGTAATTAGAAATTCGTTGGCCGCGCAAGTTAATCATCATAAGTTTCTTACTGTAATAGTCACGTATGACATTAGCCTTGTCTCTATCTTCCTGAATCATTTCTTTGAATAAAACAGCATCAGTAAGTTTAGTTGGTCTATTGCTAGGATTCACTATGTTACTAATACCATGACTGATTAGCGGCCGCAATCTATGCCAAGTAACACTCAATGCTAAAATATCTTCTGTGGTTTCAAACACTTCATATTTTTTAACATGTTGAGTATTAGAAAATTGATCAAACAAAATACTTGATCCTATTTGAGACATATTCATTGCAGTCAATGGTTGAACATTACCTAGGGTGATTGTATTGTGACTACCTTGAGCACCAACAATAACACTCTTAGACAGGTTACCACGTGCCGAGATTTGATTTAATATATTTGAATTAGCCAATTGTAATATCTTCCATTCCTGCTGTGCGTAAACGCACGATATGACCCATCTGCCACTGTTTAGCTTCTAGGCCCTTCATTATACCAAGCCACCGATTTCTTAGTAATGCTACTTCGTTAATCAATACTTCCATATCAATTACTTCATCTTCACCCTCAGCATACTTTTCAGCATCACGGCTTGTCAATGCTCTATTATACGCTTCTAAATATTTTTGAAAATGAGTTCGGCGAATCTTCTTTAATCTAATATTGAGCAAGTTAAGTACCGCTTCTACTTCTTGTAATTGATTGAATCTATGTTCAGTGACGCCGGGAATAGCAGCAATGTTCTTTTCAACATTGCCGTATACCTTCACTTCTTTTTTGGCATTTTCTAATTCAGATTCAAAGTGCTGAATAAAATCAGGCAATACGCCTAAATTCATTGATACTCTTGTATACCAATTTGACATTTAATCCCATTCGTCTAAATCTTCTTCTTCAAATTCTTCGTAATCATCTTCTTGGAAATGTTCTTCAGCGTAACCTTTTAATGCTTTAGTAATATCTTTGTCCTTAAAGGCATCTTTGATATCATCTATCTCATAATTATTATCAATTAAAAAATTGACAAGTGTATCTGCCGCGTCATCACGTTCACTCAAATCAATATGTTCACGTAATGCATCCCAAACTTCTGATATAACGTCTAAACTCATTCTGTAACTTCCTCCGAAGGTGTTACATTACTTATCACACTTTTAGTTTTTCCATTATATTCAAGCATAACCTTGTCAAGTATTCCGTCTTTATTGGCTTCCCAACCCTTACGAAACGCTTTAAGAATTTCACCATCTTCAGTTGTAAAAACTAAACTGTTGCCTTCTTTCTTCAATGCGCCTGATTTCTCAAACATATCAGTTAAGCCAGAGTAAGGACTCATGCCTGTTTCGTATGGAATTTTAACTTGAATAGCTTCAAACGGTTTTGCATAACGAGTTTTCATAATCTTACAAGCAGCACGAATACCATTTACTTCAGCAACCTTGTTACCATCTTCATCCTCTTTGAGTTTGAGTTTCTTCATAGCAACTACGATTGAACTTGCGTAAACAAATCCTTGACCACCACTGATTTTATCATCTGGGTCAAACATATCTTGACTTGCGTATGTGTGATTAGTAGCGACCAATCCTACATTGTGACTACCAAACATATTAACACAGTTACGAACAAGTGCTGTTAGTGCTTTAGGTTTACGACCCATGTCACCTTTCATATCACCTGCTTCAAACTGATTAACGTCAGTTGGAGTCAATAGCATACCGAGACTGTCAATGACAAACAATACTTTTGGTTTATCATCTTCTGACATTGCTTTGTATGACTTCATAAATTCTGATATAGTCTTACCCACATCATCAATCATAGCCATGTTTAGTTTAAGCAATTTAGTTTCGCTTGTATCTACACCCAATGCGTGTAGCCATTTTTCATCTAAGGCGTTTTCGCTATCAATTAGTACAACGTAGATTCCTTGTTGTTGTGCGTGTCTGACGAGGTTTCCTGAGCAGATGAATGATTTCCCTGATCCAGACTCTCCGGCAAAGACAGTAACTTTACCAAGAGGAACGCCTTTATTAAAATCCCCACTGATGAGATAATTAAGTCCATAATTTCCTGTACTGATCCAATCGGTTGGATCGTTATATCCGATGCTAAGTCCTTCAATAGACTTAGTAATTTCTTTTCTAAATTTTGATACGTCAAATGGTTTTGCCATTGATAATCTCTCTTTCTTTGTTATCTGTTGTGTGTACCGTTAAGATACATTCTATCATTAAATGATACTTTATCAAGTAGATCGGGACATTGGTCTGCCATTCTTTCCAAATCATAATCGCTTGGATAATGACGCAATGCTCCTCTTGCCCTATCTCTAACTAGACTAGGTACACGTGGAGTGCGACCAGGATCACAAAGTTCCTCTAGTAATTTTTTACCTTGCTTTAAGGCACGATATCTTTCGTCTGGTAATGTCATAGTGTTCTCCTAAGATAGGGGCCGTAGCCCCTATATAGATTAAGACTTGTTTTGTCTAGCACGAATCATTGCTAGAATGTCTTGAGCCTTGTCACTTGACGGTGTTGCTGTAGGAACTACAACTGGACTAGTGAATCCTGCTTCTGCCGCTGCTACATCATCTTCCCAAGCGGGTAGACCTGCGGGTGCTGCTGGAGCAGTGCGAGTTGGCAAGGGTGCTGCTTCAGTGGATGCTCCACCTGCCGGAGCATCTAAGCCCCATGGGCGATAGTATTGTCCCCAACGTTCATTGTCGTATGGTTCACCTTCTACACTTGCTTCAAACATTTCTTTCAAAATACGCAATTCAGCTTCGCCTGGCTTCTTAGGCAAGAAGTCAGTTAGATTAAACAATCCATGTGCTTCAATTGCTGCTTGTTCAGCGTCAGTTAATGCTGTTTCTCTACGTGCCCAATTACTTGTTGAGTAATCAGCATAGCCACCTTTACTAGATTTCTTAATATTGAAATCAAGACCACGTGTATAGTCTGTGGGCAATTCCATGATTTCAGGATCTAGTAATCCACTCTTAACGATTGGGATAATTTGTGGACTGATAACAAATCTACGAATTGGATTCGCAGGAGTCTTGTCATCACCGAGAGGGTTTTGACGCACAAAGCCTTGGAAAATGTAACTACGCTTCTTCCAATATTTGTTTGCCATTTCTTTCAATGTCTCATCCTTGTACCAAGGGCGAACCTCAGCTAAGATAGGACAGATTGAACCATCGTTATACATTTCAACGCATGGGACTTGAACGACAACCTGTTTCATTTCAGGACGTCCTTTGACTCCATTGAATGGAAGTTTGATGATTTGTTTTTCTACCCAGAAGAATTCGTTCTTTGTGTCGCCATCGGGCAAGAAACGAATTGCGGCTGTTGTGCCTTCGTCCATATTCCAGTGGGGGTAGATAGAATTATCTGATTGGGTGTTAGAACCCTTGTTGTTTGATTTTGTGTCTTGCGCTGCAATACGAGCGCGGATTTCTGCTAAAGATGCCATATAAATATTCCTTATAAATTTGAGATGGTCTCGTTTTTAAATTCGCTACTTCACCATGAAGTAACTAACACGATGAGCAAGTATAGCACTACTTTCTCCCCTTGTCAATAGTATTTATCATTGTTATGGCAAACCTCACCTTTTAAGTGAGGTTTTTGATAAGAAATTTACCCTTATCTTCTGTGATTCATAATCTGTAAGATACGGGCTAAGTCATCTTGTCCTTCTTTGACTTCTTCTTTATCATCTTTTGGAATAGCATTTTTTGCTAAATGCTTTGCTCTGGAATGACCACCGTGTTCAGAACCATCACTACCTTTAGTATCTTTTGGTTCTTTATCTTCTTTTTTACGCTTTTCAGCTTCATCATCATCTTCCCAAGGTGCGGCTGCTTCATCTAAATCTTGTGAATTTTTAGGCTTTGACAATTTCTTTAGCATACTTGATATTTTATCATGTATTCTATCTGTACTAGCTTCAATTGGATCAACACTAAAATCTGTTGGAGGGCGTTTGTAATCGTCTGGGTTCAAGTCACTGTCATGTTGGGTATGTTC